TGCAATACCTGCTGATGTTTGTTTTTGTGAAACTGATGGTGCAATCAGAAACGGAGATAATGCAGACTTCTCGATGGGTTGTCCCTCAAACATATATGTTGATGTTCCAGATCTTGGATTGCCTATAGCCAAATAATATTCTCCGGATTCTATATGTTGAATCACAAGGGGAGATATGCGCTTACCTTTTCCATTCCACAGGGAAGCTGTGCGTAGTGTTGCTTCATAATTATCATCATCTGCATGTGCCGCTAGTTCGCGATTTTGCATGCTTATTTCATAATCACCACCGGCCATACCATTGATAATGCTGCGCTTAATCGCCCCGTTGTATGGATTACCAGTTTTTCGCATTCTTGCTGGAGATTCGATTTCTACGGTAACTGGTGTTGGTCTTTTTATCGTTAGTAAATAATCTTTAAGCTGCTCTACAGTCATTGCTCCACTGTCTAAAGATTCTGTAGTTATAATCGCATTTTGATATTTTTCGAAAATTAGTTGACGCGACACAACTCGATACCTTTCGTAAATTAATTGACAATCAGAATTCATAAAATACATCTCCTCAATTATTTATTAAAAATACTATTAATTTACTACAGCATGCGTTAAAATATGTGATCTATCTATTTTCAGGGGTAGACGGCTTCGTGACCATCCTTTGCAATTTTGACACTGAAACCGCTGATATGTGTGGGCATTTGTTAACTGCTTGCCTCTTCCGTGTAATTTATCACTTCCGCATTTCGGACATATGATTTTGCTTCCATCTGATTCATACAATCCCATGTTGGGGTGTTGATCGGTCCAAGGTATTAATTTATAATATAATTGCCTAACTACTTCCACATCATTCTCACAATATGTAGTCAAACGCTTCCATGCCACAGGAACTCCAGACATACAATCGCGCCAGAGAGTAAATGGTTGTTTATCTTTAACTTTAATACTAAAATAATGACTCGCAGATTCTAAACTATTGCTTGGTAGATGAAACCTTTTCTTCAGCGTTTCAATAGTATCACAAACCTTATATGGTGTGGGTGGCGGTAGTTTGTATGCAAGAAATCTTGCATTAAGTGTCCCAATATCGAATGATCGTAAATTATGCCCAACTACAATGTCTGCTTCACATAATAATTTATGCGCCGCCAATACCACAGCCTTATCATCACAGCGATTTCCTCGCTTCCATGATCGATTTTGATATATACTGGCTGTCTGTGGCTTAGTGTTTGCCCATGCCCATGACATGCATAATAAATATCCAGGTGTTTTAATTTGCGTCTGTCCAACGGTCTCTTTAAATCTACGCCAAATGTACGCTGTCTCTGGCGCGGTTTCTATGTCGAGAAATAATATTTTTGCCGCCATATCTAATCCTTTACTTGATAATATGATAATATAAAAAAAATTCAACCATTTCTTTATATATTTTAGTATTGTTAATTAACGCCAGGACCTGATGGTCCACCCATACCTACCCCGCCACCTGCATCATTTGGTTCGTCCTGTGCACCGACTAAATCTTTCATAGTGCCGGATAATTGTTTAAACATACTTTTCAATTCTTCGCGCAATTCGAGAACGCTTGTTAATTTTTGATAAAATTCAGAATAAAACCGTTTTAAACCAGGTTTATCTTTAACTTTGGTGATGGCAAAACTAACAGAATCTATAAAATCATCAAACATTTCTGGTGAGACGCCTTCCTTTGTATCTGTCAATAACGCCAATAGTGTGCGTGTATATTCACGGGGATCCGCGTCACGCTTTACTTCATTATCCATTTCTCCAACATCTTGACCTTGTTGTGGATTGCCCTCCATGGGGTTCCCACCGCCCATAGGCATATCACCGCCCATAGGGACATTGCTATCAACGCCAGGGAGTGCGCTACCTGAATTGGGTGGTGCTGGTGTTGGTGGTATTTCATCCTGTTCAAGGATTGTGGCGTATTGTTCCATTATCATGTCTTCAAATTTTTTCATATTATCCTTATTTGAGTTGAGTTACACCTGGTGTGTTTTGTGTTGCGCCTTGTTGTTGGGGTGATGTTTTCTGTTGTGATACCATAAATCCTTGAGCAGGGTCAAATGCTAGAGAGCCGAAAAATTCTTTTATACCAGGCGCATTACCTACTGTCTTTAAAGCATTATTCAATATTTGCGACGCTGTTGCAGGGTCAGTGAACTTCATATTTTGGAACGCTTGTGCTAAAGTTTGTGCAGGATCAGTACCTTGCTGTTGACCTTGCTGTTGACCTTGCTGTTGACCTTGCTGTTGACCTTGCTGTTGACCTTGCTGTTGACCTTGCTGTTGACCTTGCTGTTGACCTATAAGACCCGGTTGTGCTTGTGTTGCACTTCCTGTAAGACCTGGTTGTGCTTGGGTCCCGGTTGAAGCCGATGCTGCAGTTAATGTCTCGTTGAGTTGTTTTTGCTTCAAATTAATAATTTCATCAAATTTATTCATTATGTGCTCCTTTTAAATATTTATTATAAAACATACTTTTTTTAAAGTTATCTTCAGGATGATATTTATTCATGAAGTGAATTAACCCATTTGCCTTGCTATATTTTTTTAATTTATTTAATGATGTTGTATGTGAACGAAACTCGTTTAATGTATGTTCTAGCTTATTAACGGTTTCTATAGATTCACCACTTTTATCCATTAAATTATTATTAATCATCTCTACGTAAATCGGTAAAGGTGCTCTATGTGAAATGGATTTACATGTCTTAATGATAAATTGTTTTAATTTTTCATTTTCGATGTATGACCAAATCTCAGAAAAATTAGTTGTAAAACTTGTATTTATATATAATATATTATTAATATCTTTTTCTAAAATCATTCTATTATAAATCTGATCTAATAGTGAATGTATGAATATTTTTCTAATATCAGAATTCAATGTTTTAATCAAAGATAAATCCCCGTATATATTATATATTATATTAATAACGTGAATTACAACTTTTTTAAAAATTTCGTCAAATGTAATTATAACTAAATTTGGATCTTCACAAATGTACTTATCATTTTCTATTTTCTGCATCTTCATATTTTTTAAGTATAGACTCAATTATAATATTTTCAATATGTCCTCGAGAAAAACCTTGTTCTATGCTTTCAGAAAAAATTTGTTCTAAATTAGTCAACACACAATCTATGCGGGATGTCATAGCAACTTCTAACTGATATTTTTCTGCATCAAATTTTTCTATATTCGATGACATTTCTAATAAGATATTTGATTTGAAAAGATCTACAATATGTTCACCGATCAATCTTCTTATTTTGATTATATATTGATCGAGTGGTTTAAATGAAGCCTTTTCTTCTTCTGTTACAACTTCTTTAATTTTACATCCCATTTCATCAATTATGCCTAATTTAAACGCGGGCATTTCTTTAATCGGTTGTGTTAAACGTTCTAGAAATAATGCAGCCATCACCGATTGATAAATGGATTCTTTTGTCATCGCGTTATAGTCTATACCCCTGACGTGGTTTTTTCCGAATGGGTTATATGGACATCCTGTTCCAATACTTGCAGAACCACAATATATACATGTGTGTCCGTTTGTTATGTGTACATGTTTTTTGTGTGGTGAATATGGGCATCCGGGGCCATATGCAGTTGAATCACAAAACATGCATCTTGAAATTAATTTATTATTCATAAAAATCTCCTACAGTATTCCGCAATCAAAATTCCATCCGCATCTTTGTGATGTTTGATTAATGTTTCATGTTGTGGAAATAATCTACAACCTATATCCAAACTCGCCCTTTTTAATTCATCCGTTCCTTTTACACCACGCGGCAATAATGACTTCTGCCATTCTTTGGAATCGATGTATGCGTGAGGTAGCTTAAGATATTCAAGAACTATTAAAGTCGCTTCCAATGCGCGTAAAGCGGATGTCGTTGCTTGAAATCGTTGTGGGTTAACCATTGGCCGTTCAAGCAATGCAAAACAATTAACACCTTTATATGGACCCAGGATTTTAAGCATTTCTTCAAAATCTATTCTTGTGATATTCGCTTTCTTTTTGGTATAATTCTGTTCTGATACGGTAGGGGTGTTTATGAATCTACTACTATTTTCCTCTATTATTCCGATTGTTCCAGAAATTCCATTATCTATCCCTATACTAATTTTCATTATTAATCCTTCTTCTCTATCTTAGCAAGTTTATCGTAATAATCTAGATCCTCCCAGAGATGGTCTAGTGCAATTTCCTTTGCTATATTAACATCTGTAGTATGTTCCATTTCTATTCGCATACCTTGATTTACTCGTTCGGTAAATTCGATATAAAAACCTTCAATGCCTCTGAAACTATTGCGGTATTTATTATAAAAATCATCCATTGTTTTGTGTTCGGCAAGTCCACCAGGTATATTATTTAATTTATCAAGCGAATTATCCATTTCACATATCAATGCTAGTATTTCACCAGTATTGAACGGCTCTTCTGTAAGTATACCCCGGATATTTGTGAGAATAGATTGAATATATCCATCTGATCCTTTCAACATTATACTATTTTCATTAATTTCATACGTTACATTATATGCGTCTAATACGTCAGTTATAACCCGTTGATAATTGGAAAATGTTGTATATATGACACAATTTAATAACAATTCATCATCACATGATTCAGACGATAAGGCTTCCATGAACGTACGGCGATATAAAGGGATTGTATTTTTTTTACTCTTTTTTCCTTTTTTTCCACGCTTGTCTTTTTTACATGTTTTGGCATATTCATAGGGATCATTACCCCCAGCACCAAGTATTTTTGGTATACGTGCATCGCCGGGCGCATATGAGTCTGAATTGCCCACATCACCTCCATGCTGTCCGATCGTGTTTCCACCATACCCAAACATGTTACCTGGTCCCCCAGCAACATTCATTTCTCGCACCATTGATAAACCTTTTTTATAATCCATTCAACACCTTGCCTTTTTGTATTAATTATTTATACTATGTATAAAGGAAAGACATATGGATCTCACTCAATATAATAAATATAAAGCGGAAATAGAAGAAGAATTGGATCTATCCGACTTCAATTTAAAAGATGTTCAGATGAAAATGCCAGGAATTAAACATAAATGGGTATCACGACTAATTGACCAAAAAATAGAAATTTCTAAACTCAAACAACTGAAATCGAAGGCCATCGAAACTGTTTCTGAAAAATTAAGACACGATGCCCCTGTCATTATTTCTGACGCTGCATTAGCCAAACAAGCAGAGAAACATGAACTTGTCCGAAAAATAATAGATAAAATAGAAGAAACGGAAATACTTATTGAATATCTCGAAAAAATAGAAAAAGTGTGTAATGGGACTTCATACGACATTAAAAATTTAGTAGATATTAAAAAACTTGAACTTAATTAAGTCTATACAATAGCATATAATTATAACCACTATGCCACGAGTAATATTAGATTGGGATGAGAAACATAAGAAAGGTATTATCTTTTCTGAATTTTTGGAAACGATAAGAGCTAATTTTTCTGTACCTAATGAAAGTAAAATCCAAATGAGCAAACGTGGCATGCCTACATATTATATGTCAGATTTTATAAGCCCCATAACGAGTACGGGGAGGTTTGATTTAGGTTTATATTTTGAAATTAATGAATATCTTAAACACAATTCAATGGATTACGAAGTAATAACGACAGATCCTTTATCTAATGAGTTATTACAAACTTATTCATGGAAATTTTCATATGATATACCACAACTTAGTATGCCATTGTATCCGCATCAAATAAGTGGCGTTAAACGAGGAATTCATTTAGGATATGGCATAATGATCGTAGGAACCGCCGGCGGAAAAACACTTTTAATGGCATCTTTAATCCAAACAATAAGAAAATATCAACCACCATTTACATCTATTGTAATATTACCATCCAATATACTCATGCAAACCTATAAAGAATTTTTAAATTATAGGATTCCAGAAAGTGATATGTCTATGTGGGGTGGCGAAAATGAATTAGATAAACGACCTATTATATTAGCCAGCGCTGAAACATTAAAATCCAATTTAACTACTTGCAGTACACTAAAACCTAAAACTGAAATTGAATGGAAAGAATACAACCCAAAAACTAAAGTTAAACATGAAACATACAATGAATATCTTGACGATTTTAAAAAATGCGCCAAGTTGCGAAAATCCACATGGATTAAACGGCGTAAATCAATTATAAAGGAATTATCTGATGTTGATCTTGTATTAATTGACGAAGCACATAGTTTACGAAGAAATAATGTTATAAACGACGTGCTTGATATATTTCCAACACGTCATCGTTTTGGATTCACAGGGACATTACCTCAAAGCCTATTAGATCAATGGAATATTCTCGGCAATATAGGTCCAATCATATTAGATATAAATTCGGCCATATTAAGAAAAAATGGTTTTATATCTCAAGTCAAGATTCAAGGAATTAAAATAAATTATAAAAACCCGCCACAATTTAATTATGAAGCGGACTTTGATCCAAATAAACCAATTAAAGCATATGAAGAAGAATGTGATTTTTTATATTATAATGAATTTAGAAATAATATCATCACACATTTAGCCAATGGATTTAATAAAAACACACTTATTATAGTAGATAAAATTGAACATGGTGAAGTATTAAAGGAACAGTTATCCAAAATCACAGGAAAACAAACATATTTTATACGCGGATCTGTTGAAATGGATGATAGGGAAAAACTAAGAGCTCTAATGGAGATAGATAATAATATCATATGTATTGCAATGGCACGCATATTTGCCGTCGGTATTAATATAAAAAATCTACATTATGTCATATTCGCACAAGGCGGAAAAGCAAAAGTAACTTTAATACAAAGCATCGGAAGAGGATTAAGGTTACACGAAGAAAAGGAATGTCTAATAATTATAGATATTGCAGATGGCACATATTATGGGGAAAAACACCTTGTAAATAGGATGTCATATTATAAGGATGAACAAATAGATTATGAGTTTAAAGAATTGTTTGAAAAATGAATATGCTATCATATTAAAAACACAAAATGATATTAAATGGGAAACTGATATTAAATGCATCACAACGCCAATGACTGTAACATTTGCGGTTTCAGCTCAAGACCCCGGCCAGGAAATTAAAAAAATAACATGGGATTTCGGCACAGGGAATATGCAAAAAAGTTTCACTAATAGAAAACAAGATTTGAATCTTTTTGGTGTGGATTGTAAATACAAAAAATCACATGATACTACTATTACGATACAAGCATCAGTATATACGGATCAAGATGTTTTTTGTTTAAATCCTATAAACACCATAACCATAAACCCGATTTTAAAGGCACATTATGTCGAACCTGAAGTTTTTAAAGAACAAATTTTAACATATTACAAAACAAATATATTCACCAATGAAGTGGCCGAATCCATATATAAAATAGCCAACAGATTGGCATTTGCGGGTAATTTTATTAATTATTGTGTTGACGAAGAAACGGAAGCATTAACAAAGCGTGGATGGTTGAAATATAATGAAATCACGACAGACGATATTATATTATCATATGATATAGATTCTAAACGAATGAAATGGAGCAGTATAAAGGAAGTATATAAAAATGAATATGATGGTTATATGCATAAACTCACCAATCAAGGAATGGATGCTTTGGTAACCCCGGGCCATAAATTTGTAACAAAAGAACGAGGATTGGTTGTGGTTGAAAATATTAAAGCAAAAGAACATATAGTATTGATGGGCAAGCCCGTAATATCAGATAATCCGCAAATATATACTGATGATTTTGTCGAGCTTGTAGGTTGGGCGGTGACTGAAGGTAATTATATAATAGGTAAAAAAACACATGCAGTTCAAATATTTCAAAAAATAGGACCGAAAGCTGATCAAATACGCAATTGCCTGAAAAATTTAAACATTAAATTTAAGGAATATAAATGGACCAATCCGGAGATATTGGGATTTAGATTCAATAAAAAATATGCTAACGATATCATAGCATTAGCCCCAAAAAAAGTATTATCAATGGAATTTATATTATCACTATCTCAAAAACAAAGATTAATATTAATAGATACTATGTTAAAAGGTGATGGGTGGATCGTTAACAGGCCCGGCAGATCATCAACATTCGGATATATACAAAAGGATAAAAACCATGTAGACAGTTTTCTTGCCCTATGCACAATATCAGGCATAACAACATCACATAATAAAGTAATTAATGATACACCATTCGGTCATTCAGAATGTTATCAAATTTATTTTTATAATAACCCAAAACATTCCTGTAGTGTAGAACATGCGAATTTTTATGGTGGTAAACCGAAACCAGGTGGTGATTTATCTAAAGGCAAGAAAAAAAATAAACCTACACAACAATATAAAGGGATTGTGTGGTGTCCACGTACTGAATATGGTACGTTTATATGTAGAAGGGGTAATTACATTTATATAACAGGAAACACCTATCGCGAAGAGATGGTTGGGGATGCAGTTATTCGAATGATAGAAGCGCTTACACAACAAAAATTTGACCCAGAAAAGGGAAATCCATTTTCTTATTTTACCAAGATTGCTTTTCATGCATTTTGTAATAGAATAAAAAAAGAAAAGAAAATGAGGCAAGCGTTGACTGATTATCAAAATGAAATATACAATGGAATGGCATCAGACGGTCATATGCCATACAAACATCACAATAATCACAATGCAGATGAACATGGCGATAATTTTAATTATGAAAATATATAAAAATGAAATATGTGTTTGCTCTGATCTACATTTAGGTGTACATCAATCTAACAATACATGGCATGAAATTAGTTTAAATTTTGCACATTGGTTGAAACAAACATTAAATGATCGAGACATAAAAGACATCATCATACTCGGTGACGTCCTGGATAATCGAAATGAAGTATCTGTTACAACATTACATTCATTGGCTAAATTTTTTAAAATACTTGAAGACTTTAATATCATAATTACAATAGGTAATCATGATTGTTACTACACAAAACGTTCAGACGTGCATTCAATGGGTACCTTGAATGATTGGAAAAACATTGAAATCATAGACAAGCCATTAACTGTAAATATATTCAATAAAAATTTAACGTTTTGTCCATGGAATACACAAATAGAAGAAATACCTGTTAGTGATATTATATTCGGACATTTCGAAATAAATACATTTAAAATGAACGGTGGACATGTGTGTGCACATGGTTTTGATTCCATATCTTTACTAGATAGAGCACCATTGATAATATCAGGCCATTTTCATGGTACAGAGGAGCGTACATATAAGAAGGGTAAAATATTATATGTTGGTTCACCATTTGAACAAAGTTGGGGAGAATGTGGCGATCCTAAATGCGTGTACATATTAAATCTACACAATAGTGAAGTTGAACCCATCATTAATAATATATCACCTAAACATAAAAAAATCAGGCTTTCGGAATTATTAGCGGTTGGAAAATTTACAGATAATATTAAAAATGAGTTCAAAGGTAATATTATAACATTTATTATCGACGAACAAATTGAACAAAAGGTTATAGACACGCTGCTTACTAAATTATATGCGCTAAATCCTGTATCGATTAAAACAGAAAATTTATTATATAATCAAGAAGTATTATCTACAGAGGAAATGACGTTTGAAGGCATTGATATTAAACAAGATATAATTGATTTTATTAATGGACTTGACCACATTGAAGATAAGCAAACGCATATTAAATATTTGTCTGATGTGTATGACTCATGTAAGGAAATTAAGAAATGAATGATAAAATAGGAGTGGGGGTTGTTACTTGTAAGCGTCCTGAATTTTTTAAAAATTGCATCAATTCGATCGTGGGAGTTGATAGTTTGTTTGTGGTAAATGATGGACCTGCATATGATACATCAATTTATCCTAATACAATTAAGGAAGTATTTCAACATGAATCGAATAAATGCGTTGGAGTATCTAAAAATGAATTAATGCGTCGTCTTATACAAGACGGATGCGATCATATATTTTTAATTGAAGATGACATGTTAATTAAAGACCCTAAAATATTTGAAGAATATATTAAATTGGCATCTGCAACCGGTATATGGCATTTAAATTTTGGATATCACGGCCCCGCAAATAAAAATCCAGATGGAACCAAACGACCACGTTTGGTTGTCGAATATAAAGATGGAATAAAATTAGCACTTAATCCAAATTGTGTTGGATCTGTTAGTTATTATTTACGCGGTGTTATAAAAAATATTGGATACATCGACGAGAAATTCGTGAACTGCTGGGATCATGTTGAGCACACATATCGTATTATTAAGGCAGGACTGCATCCGCCTTTCTGGTGGTTTGCAGATCTAGCTAATAGTGATGATTATATCGCTGAACAAGCATCTAGTGAAGTAAACACAACAATTACAAGAACCCCGGAATGGATGAAAAATTTTCACGAAGGTGCTGCATGGTATGCACACAAGCATGGGTGGATACCCACAAAGACGCCAGACACACCCCAAGAACAGGTTGTAGATATATTAAAAGGACTACATAAGAATTATGCAAAATAATCCAGACGGTATAACTGTAATAATGAACGGATATAAACGACCATGGCTCCAAGAACAACTAAATGCCATCAATAACCAATCAGTTAAACCCAAAGAAATTCTTCTTTGGTATAATTTTCCTGGTGATGAACATTTAATAAATATGGAAGTATCACAAAAATGTAAAACTGCTATATGTAATCATAATTTTGGTGTATGGGCCCGTTTTGCGTTTGCTCTTAATGCGAAATACAAATATGTGTGTGTATTTGATGATGATACAATTCCAGGAAAACGTTGGTTGGAAAATTGCCTAAATGAATCAAATAAACAACAGGGGTTATATGGTACTCGTGGTATACAATATGGTTCGAAACAAACATATTATGGCCCTAATACCATTTTTGGTTGGTCTACTCCTAATTGCAGAGCAATAACAAACAACGAGACAGTTGAAGTTGACATAGTAGGGCATAGTTGGTTTTTTGAAAAGAATTTTTTATCCAGTTACTGGAGAGAACTGCCGGATCCAGAATACATATTCTGTGGTGAAGATATGCATTTTTCATATGCAATCCAAAAATATCTTGGATTGAAAACATACGTACCGCCACATCCTGCGAATGACATGGATTTATGGGGAAGTATAAAAGGTGAAGAATATGGAGGAGGAATGACTTCATTATGGGTAGGCAATCCACGTCTTGAACTCAGTCCCGGAAATATTAAATCTAATCATGATCTGATGGATGAATATTATATAAAACAATGCAATAAAGGATGGAGGCTTGTAAATGAACGATAAAACCATAAATCTTGCATTTTTGCCCGAATTTAATGGCGGGTGGTCATATGAAACTGGTTCTATACACACAGCACTTAGTCACACTACATATACTGAAAATACTATAAATGTATTGGAATTTGGATCTGGTGATTCTACACGAAAAATGTTTAATTTTCTAAAAGATCAAATTTTGAATGTAAATTATGAATGTTATGAAACGGACCCCAAATATGTGACAGAAGTGCCGTGTAATACTATATTATATAAACACCCATCAGAAGTCAAATTGCTTGATAGAATATATGATTTAATTCTTATAGACGGGCCGATGGGCATAGATCGCAAATATTGGTATGAAAAAATAAAACCATGTTGCCGACCCGGAACAATTATACTAATAGACGATTGGAATCATTTTGCTGAATTTGAACTTGAATTACAAAAAAATCTCAAATATATAGTAATTGAAATCAATGATGGTAAACATCCATTAAAATCGTTTAAGATAGTAAAAATAGTATGAAAAATTTTAAAGACGAGTTTCTCAAATATACCGAAATGATTCTAAAAAAAGAACCATTTGCTCTTGCGCGCTATGCTGATGGAGAATGTGCGATCATGAGAGGTCGTTCAATATCCAATCCAGCGGATAAATGGCAGTCACCCAATACTATGACACAACTAGGAATAGATCTACTTGAATCATTAAAACACACAGAGTCAAATTATCATTATGGGATCTCATGCCAATGTTGTGATAATCCCAACAAACAGTTTTTATTGGGCATGATTGCACAGAATATGGATAACATCACATATTCAAATATATTTATAAACGCGAATTATCATCGCTGGATGGATTTTATTAAAATACTTAATAATTCAGTAATATTAATCGCAAATATAGAAGGCGCGGGAAAGCCATTACCGATTCTTAAAGTTGATAAATACTTTGCTATTCCTAATAATTGTATAGATTTTTACACTAAACATAAAGACGATTTCTTAAAACGCCTTATCGAAGGGTTTAAAGATATACACAATCAATTGGTTTTAATAAGCGCCGGGCCACTAGCTGAAATAATCATACATCATCTATATGTCGATAATCCAGCAAACACATATATTGACGTAGGATCTGCTATAGAAGAAATAATTCATGGTCATTCAACAAGACCATATATGCGCGACCCATTTTCAGAATATTATAACAAGGAATGCGTATTTTAATATGATTTTACTTTTTTACGGTACTCGCCCCGAATATATTAAAATATCTCCACTTTTAAAGGTAATGAAAGAAGAGGGGATTCCACATAGAATATTATTTACAGGCCAACATGAAGATATATGTGGAGGTACATTTGATTGCAGAATAAATATAATAAACGGTCCAAACCGTCTTGATTCAATTGTACAATCATTATTAAACCTTAGCGATAAAATATTTGATGGGATTAAATATGTATTAGTCCAAGGCGACACATCATCCGCAATGGCAATCGCAATGTCAGCATTTCATCATAATATCCCAATCATACATTTAGAAGCTGGTTTACGGACCTACGATATACAAAATCCATATCCTGAAGAATTCAACAGACAGATTATATCAAAGATATCAAATATACATTTATGTCCAACACACACAAACCAAATTAACCTAAATAATGAAGGCATATACGACAATATATACGTTACAGGAAACACAGGATTAGATAATTTGGTTGACATTAAAACTGAATATAATAATGATATAGTTGTTACACTACATCGCAGAGAAAATCACAAAATTTTACCTCTTTGGTTTAATATCATAAATGACTTAGCCTGTGAATATAAAAAATTAAATTTTATCATTCCATTGCACCCCAATCCAAACGTACAACTCCATAAGCATATATTAACTGATGTAATTGTCACTGCACCGCTATTACATGAGGATATGATACAACTAATATCTAAATGCAAATTTATAATATCAGATAGTGGCGGATTGCAGGAAGAGTCATCATTTTTGAATAAAAAAATTATAGTATGTCGTAAAGTCACAGAGAGAACAGAAACGCTAGGTAAAAATAGTCTGTTATGCAAAGATCCATCTGAACTAAGGGATATTTTTTGTAATATCATAAATGATTATATCATTACAGAAAAATGTCCGTATGGAGATGGAAATTCCAGTAAACGAGTGGCTGAGATATTCAAACAAATTTTACAAACGTAAAATATAAACATTTAAATGAATACATTTCATGCCTTGAAAATGGGCACGAAATGTATTATTATATTACTAACAAAGGATTAAAATGCAGAAAGAAATAGATTTTTTTGATGAAATTGGTGATTTTGTTTTCACCTCTAAATATGCACGTTATGATAAAACCCGCCATAGAAGAGAAACGTGGCGTGAAGCTATTAAAAGGGTGGAAAAAATGCACCTTAAAAAATATAGCTCTTTATTGTCAATAGAAGATCAAAATGAATTGATATGGGCATTTGATCAAGTAAGAGAAAAACACATTGTACCGTCTATGCGCTCAGTACAATTTGGTGGAAAACCTGTTGAAGTGAAAAATGCGCGTATATATAATTGTGCGGTGCGTCATATAGATTCTATTCGCTCATTCTCAGAAGTATTCTTTTTGCTGATGTGTGGTGCTGGTGTGGGTGTGGGATTAACTCCTAAATTTTTAAATCGTTTACCTGATCTAGTTGATAAAAAAGATAGAACAGGGACGATTACCACCTTTGTTGTAGAAGATAGTATAGAGGGATGGGCGGACAGTGTAGAAGCTTTACTTAGTTGTTACTTAAAAAATAATGCATATACTGGAAGAAAAATAGTTTTCGATTTTTCTAAAATACGAATCAAAGGAACACCTATTAAAACAGGCGGAGGCAAGGCACCAGGACATGAAGGTTTGAAGCAAAGCTTGAAAAGAATTAAAGATCTGTTAGATTATATTATTGAGAACAAAGGACAAAAACAGCTGTCAACAGTCAATGCATATGATATAATAATGCACATGGCGGATGCGGTATTATCAGGTGGGGTGAGAAGGTCCGCGACTATCGCTATATTCCAACAAGATGACGAGTTAATGATAAATGCTAAAACTAATTTTAAAGTATTACGAAAAATAGGATTCGAAAGTGTTACAAATAAAAAGAATGAAATAACATGGGAAGGTCGCGTGGTTATAGATTCCACATACGGGGGTATTGAAGGACGTAAATATGATGTATCATTAACCGAATATGAGTATGAGGAAATGCTATGTAAGGACAAGATCATCAATTGGAGACATATTGAGCCGCAACGTGCGAGAAGTAACAACTCTATACTTTTAATGAGAGATAAAATCACTCTCGAATTTTTTAATGACATCATCCATAAAATTAAACAATATGGGGAGCCCGGATTTGTATTTGCTGATGATGAACGTTTTTTGGTCAACCCATGCGCTGAAGTTGGTTTTATACCAGTCACAGATGATGGTGTGTGTGGGGTTCAGTTTTGCAATCTGGTGTCTATAAACGGCAAACACATAACAGATATTGAAAAATTTAAAGAATACGCAAAAGCCGCCACTATTATAGGAACACTACAGGCAGGATATACATCGTTTAAATATTTGAACAAAGCAGCAAAAATACTAACAGATGAAGAAGCATTATTGGGTGTTTCGATAACCGGCATTATGGAAAATCCTGATATTATACTTAATCCAGAAATCCAAACAACGGTTGCTAATTATATAAAAAATGTTAATTTAGAATGGTCTAAAAAAATAGGTATCAATCAAGCAGCACGCATTACACTTGTTAAACCAGAAGGTACAACCAGTTTAATGTTAGGCACATCAAGTGGCATACATCCTCATCACGCAAGGCGTTATTTCCGAAGAATTCAATGCAATAAAGAAGATAACGTTTATAAGCATTTTAAAACATATAACAAACATGCAATTGAACCTAGTGAATGGAGTGCCACTAAAACAGACGATGTTATATCATTCCCTCTTACTGTATCTGATCAAGCAATGATTAAAACAGATTTAACTGCTGTCGAACATCTTAAATATATACTCAATACACAAAAACATTGGGTATTGCAAGGTGAGACAGAAAATAATCATAAAAAAATTCATCATAACGTTTCATGTACGATTATCGTAGATGAACATGAATGGAATGATGTTGTAAAATATATATTTAAACATAAAGAATTTTTTACTGCAGTTTCATTCATACCAAAAATGGGTGATAAAATATATAAGCAAGCGCCAAACGAGGCAATCATAACACCAGAAGATGAAAATGCATTTATTCAGTTGCAAAATAACTGGAAACACGTAGAATATACTAAAATGTCAGAAGAAGAAGATGTCACAGAATTACAAAAAGAAATTGCATGCTCGGGAAATGGTTGCGAACTAATCAGTATATAATAATTAATATAAATAAGGAAACAATGAATATTGAACAAAAAATAAACGACCTTGAAGATGAAGTGACCCAAATCAAACACATTATATCAGAGTTGCGGACAGAAATTATTGATTTTAAAGAAGCATTTGAGCATACTGACGATAGCTTACAAAGAGTAAGGACGACTATATCTGCAATAACTGGAAATGGCATTCAATGAAAGAAGTTATTTTTAAACGAGTCATTATTAAAAATTTTTTGTCTATAGGGAATGATCCTGTAGAAATAAATTTTAACTCAGGCATACATATCATTACGGGAATTAATTTAGATAAAGCAGATAGTAAAAATGGAGTAGGTAAATCCACCATCGCTGATGCTATTTTTTTTGGTATATTTGGATCTACACTCAGGTCTCTCAAAAAGGAAGATATTACCAATTGGATTAATAAAAAAGAATGTAGCGTTACTATATCATTTAATGTTATAGATGACGGAAAAACTAATGAATATGTTTCAATGCGTTCACTTAATCCATCTCGTGTTCAATTAATAAAAAACGGCGAAGATGTTTCACGTACTATCGGCAAAACAAAAGAAGAAATGTATGATATATTAGGAACTACTCCTGACGTATTTGAACAATGTGTTATCATGTGTCTTAATGAAACAGAACCGTTTCTTTCTAAAACCCCCGCAATAAAGCGCAAGTTCGTTGAGGATATGTATAAGATTGAAATATTTGGACGCATGACAAAATGGGTACGCGACGATTTCAATGAAACCAAACGTATATGCGAAACCGAATTAGAAAAAATATCTGATCTCGAAATGAATATCCAATTACATGAGAAACAACAGCGAGAACAAGCCGATCGAAAAAAAATACGTATAAACGAGCTTGAAGGAAGAAAAATATCCGTCATTGAAGAAATTGAAACATTAAAAAAGAAAATCAATGAAATAAAAACAATAATAATAAATAACGGTGGTGAAGATAAAGTTAGATTATTGGAAAAAATAAAGACCATAGAGGCCAAAGAAAAGGAAATCCAGATAACTGATAAGGAAATTACCAAGACAACTGCTATCAACCAAACCACGATCTTAAATCTTAAATCAAAAATAACCGAACTGGAGCGACTATCTGACGGGGTGTGTGCATATTGTAAACAACCATTTTCAGAATCCAATAAACAGGAAAAACGAAAATTAATTGAGTCTTATCGTTTAGAAATAGAAAACTGTGAAAAAATAATAGAAGATAATAACGTCAGATCAAAAGCAATAATATCTGCTCAAAATAAATTAGAAGATTTAAAATCAAATCATCTGCAGAATTGTCGCATTATTGAATTACATGAAAATGAAATGATTCGTACTGAATCCGAACTAAAATCAAATGAAAGAATGCTATTACAAGTAAACAAAGATATAGAAATTACAAGTAGCGAGAAAAATACATATATTGATATCATATCAGAATTAACAGCAAGACGAGATGTGTTGCTAACAGCAGTTGAAGAATATAAAAATAAATTATTGCGATTAGAAACTGATAAATTTATTATATCCGACGAGGGAGTTAAAAATTTCATCATAAAAAAAATGGTGAAAAGACTCAACAATCGATTAAATCATTATTTGAAATTATTAGACGCCCCATGTACATGTAAATTTAATGAATATTTTGAAGAAACTATAATAAATAATCGAGGAAGAGAGTGCTCATATTTTAATTTTTCCGGAGGAGAAAGAAAACGAATTGATTTAGCGATGTTGTTTACGTTTATGGATGTACGGCGCATACAATCAAACATATCAGTTAATATTAGTTTATATGACGAGTTATTAGATAATGCATTAGACAATGTAGGTATCGAAGGGGCTCTAAATATCCTTAAAGAAAGAGTTTTAAATAATAAAGAAGCTATTTATATTATCAGTCATAAAGGAGAAGCAGCAAAACATGCCACTGGTGAAATAATATATCTTGAGAAAGAAAACGACATCACTAAAAGAAAATCATATGACCAATTTCACACAAATAACACCATACCAGCCAGTTAAAATAAATAACATCGGAAGTGTAGTGGGGAGGCCTTTTGGGTTACCTGCACCCATTTACGGGGCAATGCCAATTTTCGCCCAAAATCCACCACCACCCCTTGAAATGCCAGGACAGGGTCTTGAGAGAGCACTAAACTACTACGCCGATTATGCGGGGTGTGGGTGGTGGCGAATGATAGCACCAGAAATGCTAATGAATATTAACAACAGAGCTGTAATTAGCGGCCTCACAACAATGGTATTAGATCCACGATTTTACGCGGGTATAAAAGCCGTGCGATTACAAAGACAAGCAACGCCCATGCAGTTACAATTTCTCAAATTTTTAAAACAGGGCGCTGATTATCATAAATTTAAAATTATATATGAAATCGATGACATTATCATAAAAGATGATATACCTGATTATAATAGATGCAAAGTAGCTTTCGAAAGTGACGAGATCATGAATAGCTGCATAGAAATGATGAGTATGTCTGATGAAATAAGTGTTACATGTCAATATATGAAAGACTATTATGTATCCAAAACCGGCAACAAAAATATTACAGTTATACCCAATTATCCGGCAAGAATGTGGCTGGATAATCATTATGATCCGAAAAAAATATTAAAAAATTATAAAGCAAATAAAAAGAAGCCAAGAATCGCATATATTGGATCAGGAACCCATATCGATATGATGAATAAAACCAATCAAAAAGATGATTTTTTTCATGTAGTCAATGATATTATTTCTTCAAGAAAGGATTTTCAATGGGTATTTATAGGATGTTTCCCGTTAGCATGTAAACCTTTTATTGATCGCGGTGAAATGGAGTTTGTGCCTTGGTTCCCATTATTAGATTTATGGAAAGCATACACGACGACTAATATTCAAGCAGTAATAGCCCCTCTTCAAAATAATATATTTAATTGTGCGAAATCTAACATCAAATATTTAGAAGCATCCACTTGTGGCATTCCTGGTGCGTTTCAAGATCTGGTTACGTATAAAGACGCGCCATTGAGATTTCAAAGAGGATCTGAATTAATAGATCAACTCAAATTCCTTACTAAAAATGAAAATAATTATATGAAATATTCTAAAAAGGCGCGCGAATATGCAGACTCTATGTGGTTGGATGATCATCTAGATGAATTCGTTGAATTATATTATACAAAATTCGGAGATACAACCAGAAAGGCACTTTTAACTCATAATCCAAATTAATTTGGTTGAGTTTTATATAATATAATATAATATAATATAATATTATACATCAACATGATATATTACATACAATACAAAAACGGCTTTCCGTTAGAGTTGCCATATATAGGTGAAAGACGATTTGAATTTAAATCGGGGATTAATATTTTGTTTGGGCCGAATGGGGTGGGGAAAAGCGTAATTCTAAACACCATAAAGGCATATTGTGGTATATGTGGTGGTGGATGGACAGATTTCAACGATCCTATGCGTTTAGCATCCACTAAATTCCCTTTTGCATATTTAGGAATAACACCATCTAGGTGTCAAGCAACTGTGGACTGGGATGGAACACCATCTTTTTTTAATGATGGTGATATAAAGGTTAATGATACGTTTTTTTACATGAATGAAAAACATTCAGATGATGGCATCACATGCGAGGCAGAACAAATGGACTTATTAGCAGAAAAACCATCATCAGGACAGTATAGGATAAAAAAGGTAAATAAAGTATTCAATATGATACGAGACATACCCACATATAATGTATCTGATATTCCGCCAGGATATAAATATGAAGATTGTAAAAGAGAATTAGAATATTGGAATAGTTTACCACATACAGGACCACAGACCGTACTTTTGGATGAACCAGAACGGGCATTAAGTATTGCGCTGCAAAATAAAATGTTTTCTCAAATATTGCCGCAATTCAATGATCTACAAATAATTCTTGCTACACATAGTATTTTTTGTTTAAACATGAAAGATGTCAACTTTATCGAATTTGAACCGGGGTATATCGATCAATGTCGAAAAACCCTCATTGTGTGATAATTAATAAGTGAAGCAAAAATTATGAATAATAATTGCGGATATAGGTCTGTCTGGTATGATGCCAGAAAAAAATGCATGCATTTATGGACATGGGATGACCATAAAAACCGCATAGAAAAGATTGAACCATTTAATCCATATTTATATGTAGAAACTACAAATAAATCAGACGCGATTTCTATTTTTAATACTAACCTCAAAAAACTTACATTTCCAAGTCAATTCGAAAGAAGACGTTATGTAAAGGAGTGCGGTGTTAAACGCCTATTTTTTAATCTCAAAGCAGAACAACAATTTTTGCTTGAAACATATATAGGATTAAATGATGCACCCGAATTTTCATCTAATCTATTAAAAATATGTTTATTGGATATTGAGGTATATTCCCCTAGTGAATTTCCAAAACCAGAAGAAGCAAAATTTCCAATCAATCTGATAACTATATATGATTCTCTATCAAAGAAGTTTCACACATTTGGATTAAAACCATATACACCCAAATTAGATAGTGCAATATATCATTACTGCACATCAGAAGCAGATCTTTTACGAAAATTTATAAATATGTGGACTGCCGATCATCCAGACATTGTATCTGGATGGAATTCTGATGGTTTCGATATCCCGTATATCATTAATCGCATTACGCATGTATTAAGTTTAGAAGAAGCAAAACGACTTTCACCCGTCAATTCAATTTACTATAAAGAAGGCATAGCCCAAAAATTTGGCAAAACTGTAGGTCGTTGGGTTATTCATGGGGTGAATTGTCTGGATTACATGGACGTATACAAAACATTTTCTAGAGAAAAAAGAGAATCATATAAACTCGATTATATAGGTAAGGTAGAGGGTGTAGGTGGTAAAACTGATATAAATGCGATGAACCTAGCCCATTTATCAGAAAATCATTGGGAAGATTATGTGGACTATAATATTCAAGATGTTAATATTTTAATTAAACTTGAACAAAAACTAAGATTTTTAAAAACCATGAGAATCATATCCCATAAAGGATATTGTAATATTGAAGCTACCATGGGTAAAGTTGCCGTGGTGTCTGGTGCAATTGCTGCACAAGCATTAAAACGCAATCAAATTTTATGTACATTTGAAAATGATGACATGGGCAATTATTCTGGCGGATTCGTTAAAGAAATAGAACCGGGACTAAAAGAAAGTGTTGTTACTTTTGATGCTGATAGTCTATATCCAAACGTTATTATCACACTAAATCTCTCACCAGAAACTAAAGTAGGAAAGGTGATATCATTGGATAAAAAATCTAATGAAGTATTAATTAAACTTATCAACGGCAAAGAACATACATTAACGAAAGAACAGTTTGTTGAGTTTTTGCATAAAGAAAAAATATCCATATCAAAGGCAAAAATATTATATTCCCAAAAGGAAAGGGGCATCGTACCTGAATATGTTGACGGATTATATGCCGAACGTGTGTTGAATCAAAAAGAAATGTCATTAGTTGAAAAATCCCAAGCACATTGTAAAGTAGGATCTGAAAAATATAATGAAAATACTATACGAGCCGAACAATTGGATATCCTTCAATATACATTTAAAATTCTTTTAAATTCTATTTATGGTGTATTCGCGAATAAGTTCGGTCCATTATACGATATCGACGGTGCTGCCTCTATCACAAACACAGGACGAGCAGTAATCAAAGAAGCTAGCCGCATATTAGATGAATACGCACAAAAAAAATATCAAATATCAAATCCCATTACACATTATAATGATACAGATTCTTGCCATTGTTCGATTAAACCGATACTTGATAAATTGAATATTGCACTAATGGGCGAAAATGAATTAATCACACCGAATGCATATAAAATAATAAACGAATTTAATGATGTACTCAATACAGAAATTACTAACTGGAGTAAAGAAACATTAAATTCCATAGATCCAAGATTTCATTTCAAGCGTGAAACTATATGCGCCACAGGACTTTATCAAGCCAAGAAGCGTTATATTCTCGACATTCGCGACAAAGGTAAAAGAGAACCAAAACCATGTAATATAATTAAACCCGTCGGCGTGGAACTCGTCAAAAGTACCATGAGTGAGGCGATTAAAAAAATGATAGAAAATGTAGTTATTGCGCTGTTACACACAAAAGACAGAACAAAAACACTTGATGTATATAGAGAACAATATGAGAAATTCAAAAAAATGCCAGCCGAAGAAATTGCATTTAGATCTTCTATTAAAACCTTTGATAAATATTCATCAAAAGCTATAGGATTTTCAAAAGCAAAATCCACCCCAGTGGCCGTAGCCGGAGCAATTTATTACAACAACTTACTTAAAGAATATGGCCTAATGGACAAATATGAATTATTTAAATCAGAAGACCGCGTTAAATGGGTGTATGTTCTCCCAAACAATCAATTTAATATTAAGAATCTTGCATTTTCAAATAAAATACCAGAAGAATTTATAAACATAACACCAGACTATAATAAGATGTTTAAGAAAATTTTAGAACCTGCCGTTGAGCGTTTATTCGAAGCTGCTCGCTGGAAAATGGTTGATTTGCAAGCCGAATATACAGTCGATTTGCTTGACTTTTTTAAAGAATAATATATAATAATAATAAAAGGAGAAATAACATGTCCAATAAAAATTTAGTAACATTTTTAGATGCAGCGCAACGCACAATTATCGGTGAATTGATTAACGAAACTCCAGAGTTTATACACATACAGAATCCTGTGGTGGTTAATATAGTTCCCCAATTTGGGGAAAAGGGACAACCATCTGGCGGAATGGCTCTTCAGCTACTGCCTGTATATTTTAAAGAATTTCAAGGAGTAAAGAAAAATCCGGTTGTCTTTAAATATGTGCAATCACAGATCACACGTATTGATTTTGAGGGTGGTTTTGATTTTCGCTTATATGGGCAATATGATCACATTTTCAACCCTCAAGAAATTATTCAACCAACGGCCGTATCGAATATAGAACCACCAGCTACACCAGCTACATCAGCTGCACCAGTATTGAAATTATTTGATGAGGTGGAATAATATGGCGAAATCCATTAAACATGATTTAGACGAACAGACACCGGCAGCTATTCAAGAAGAAACCTCCACAAGCAAACGTTCGAAGAAGGGGGATAAACCGCGTGATAAGGTAAAAACCATATTCGAAGGAATGGATGAATTGAATCCATGGGGAGCCACGCTATCTGAAAGTGCATTATCCGTTGTAGATGAATGGACAGATACCGGATCATATGCACTAAACTCCATCATTTCCGGATCCTGT